CGCCGCTTGCATCTCTTGCAGCAACAGTGTTTATAGTTGCTAGTGTAGTAGCAAGTCTGTATGTGCCTTGCACTAGTAATTCATCAGTTTGTAATGCATTACTAGCAGTTCCCCAGAATGTGTGAGCAGTTGACGTAACTCCTGTTGAATCTGTACCTGTTAGTGTAAGACCTTTTTTAATGTCGCTAAATCCTAAAATAGGATTAATACCATCATCAAGTGTAAATTCATCTGCAGAAATTACATATAAAGGTTCATCATTAATAATAGCTTCAATAATAGCATGAGATACACCTAGATCGTCTTTTACTGATCTAGAACGCATCTGTGTAGTACCAATACCACCAGCAGTTTGCGGGCCGATTAATACATATCCGGTTGACGGTTTTTTAACATAAAGTTGATTATTATCAGTATCAAACCAAAAGTCACCTGTTGTTAATCCTACAGGTTCATCGCCACCAATTTCTGCGCCGCCTGTAGATCGAAATCTACTACCGTCATAGAATTTTAGTTTACTCTGAGTCGAATCAAACCAAATTTGGCCGCTAATTGGACGAGGGGGTTGACTTCCGCCAGAGAAGCTTTCCAACAAATGTAGGAAATTCTCGTTTTGTACTTCACCGTAACCAGCGTAATTTTTGCCGATTAGCTTAATATCAAATGTACTATTAATTGTACCATCTTCTACTACTACTGGTGTTGTACCACTATATCTATCAATACTATATGGCATTTAGTTCTACCCCTTAACTTTATGTATTTAGTTTCAAAATCAATTTAAATCAACCCATGCTCCTGCTGCATAAGCCTGGATTTTATCAGTTGTTGTATTATAAATTAGCTCGCCGTTATTTGCACTAGTCATTACTCTAAGATCACGGGCACTTGTTGTGTATTTTGGCAGCTGGAGTTGAGTCGTGGCCCTAACTCCTCCTGCAACATCTAATGTATATTCCGGCGTATTAGTTAATATTCCTACTTTAGCATTTCCAAAATTACTAGTAATTGCCAATGTGCTTACATTTGTTGCTATTTCAAAATTCTGATTTGGTCCCAACAATAACGGTAGATTGTTTGCAATTGCTACTGTGCCGGATGTGCTAGTATCACCACCAGTACTCATAAAATCAGTATAGTCTAGAGTCGCTCCACTAAGTCCTGTTATTGTGTCTGCTTTACTAGCAGTAACATTAAACTTCATTCCAGAAAGTGTACTAGCATTAAATCCTGGCTTAATTGTGCCTGTAAAATTAGTTATAGCAGTCTTTGGTGTAAATTCTATTGTACTACTACTAAAAATTCCTAACAGTTGACCTTGCGCCCATAATTCAACAATTACTCGTAGTGCATTGTTTGTATCATATAATGATACAACTTCAAATCCAGACTTTTGTTGACTGTCGCCCCATATTTTACTTGCTTCATATCTGTTGTTTGCAGATGAATAAAAATACAAACGCTTTTCTGTACTGTCAATCCACAGATCACCTTGTGCTACAATACTAGGAGCAGTAGGTTGCACGATAGGACCGCTTCCTATTCTAAACCCGTTGCCGTCATATACTTTTAATCTGCTGGTTGCAGTGTCATACCAAATCTGACCAGTTACTGGATTATTAGGAGCTGAAGTATTTGCAAAGTTTTCTAATAGTTTTATTAAATTTTCATTAAAAAATTCACCGTAACCGGCAACGTTCTTACCAATAAGTGTGAGGTCTGTGGCTGTTTGGTCAACAGTACTGTCAACAATTTCTGTTAGCAAGGTTCCATCTGTTTTATTAATTTTATAAGTCATTATACAATCCTACCAGTATAAATTATGTAGTTTATTGTTAAGTAAGGATTCATAATATTCAAAGGTAGATCAGTAGTTGTTGAATCTACGCTGCCGCTGTTTACCATAAACTTACTGTACCCAGTTTGTAATTGTACTGAACGGCCAACCGCTTCAGAGTCTGCAATAGATCCAGGATCTGTTGAATCAGTGACTGAGTAAAACTGGGTGCCGGTATCTCCGGTAAAGTCGTGAACGTGATCAGGAAGGTTTGTAATATTAATTGATTGTTCTTCATTACCGTTTGATAACCCTACAGTATCCGCTGATACTGCAGTAACTCTGTTAGCTACTGGTCCAGGGATTCCGTCTTTATCTAACGTAGTTGTTCCTGATGTTGCGCCAGATGGTAATAAAGGAACTGATATACCATTATTCATATTATCAGCACCAATGGCCATCCTACCTCTTAGATCAGGCAATCTAAATGTTGCAATACCTACTAATGGTACTAACCCATTATAACTGGTGCCTATGGTTGCAAACAGTTCGGGGTATGAACTAATTGATACCTCTGCACCGTCACATAATAGGTAACCATTGGGTAATGTTGTTCCTGCAAATGACACAAGAGATCCAATAGGCACTGTCGCTACTGTAGATAGGAACGTTGTTTTTGTTATTTTTCTTAGGCCAGTTAATGGTCTGTTTACTAGCAGTTCATCTGTAGAAAGAAAATCAAGCAATTCAATCTTATTACCAATAACGTCTGAACTTAATGCAGTTGTAAAAATTGCAGTGCCGCCAACTTGCTGACCGTCAAAACTAATTGTGTTAGTACTAATAACGTCGCCAGTTAAAGAAAAATCTGTAGAGCTAACTAGTCGAGTTGCTGTTCCAGTAACTGAACCATTAAATGCACCGTTAAAAGATCCAGTAAAAATTGTACTAAGGTCTGGATTGCCAATGTTATTAGCATAAATTGTGTTGTAACGTAACAAATTAGTACCAATATTATGTACATTGTTTGCTACTGGAGTGATAGAATTTGAAGTTAGTGTGCCAGTAATATGAGCACCGGTGCCTACACGCAGAGTTTTTGCAATACTTGCGCCACCTGCAGTTTTAATACTGCCATTACTTAAGGTTGTACTATCTGTTGTGCTGGTAACAATTATATCATTACTAACTTGTAGTTTACCATTAATATCTAATGCTTCTGCAGGATTTGTTTTGTTTATACCTACGCTTGTTCCGGTGACTGTCAACACATCACTAGAAGTTCCTGCTTGATTAACTCTAAGGAATATACTAGAACCTTCAATTTTATTAGTTAAAACTGTAGCACCATTTAATGTGTTAGTTAGTGTAGTATTAAGATCGGCACCTACAATTAATCCGGCATTGTTTTTAATAGTAAGACCGTAGTCAGTAGTACTTGCAACATCACCTCTAAGGAAATTATTTGCATCAAGACCATCAGCATACCCTGATACTACAAGTTTTGTTGCACGATCAGCTGTTCCCCAAAACTTGTTAAGTACAATTCCATTAAGATCAAAGTCTTTAGTTGACATGTTAACACCTTGATTGATTACTGAAAATCCATCAATTGTTATTTTTGGTGTAAATGTATCTTTACTAATAATTGCAACAACTTCACCAGCAATGATAAAGTTTAATATAATGCGTGGTAAGTTTGCTGTATCATAAATTGACTCTACTTTAGGTCCTGACTGCGTTCCTTCACTAAATTGAGGTCCGACTAGTAACCAGTTAGATCCTGACCATAAGTATAATTGTTGATTACTTGTGTCGACCCATAGATCTCCAATGACTGCTGTTGTGGGACGGGCAATACTTTTTGTTACATTGCCTGCAGCTACCCATTTAGTACTATCCCAAACTTTTAATTGTGGTTGAGGTGGGCTCGAAGTAGTACCAGTGTCATACCATAGTTGTCCTAATACAGGTTTTGTTGGACGATCAATGAAAGAACTAGCAAAATTTTCTAGTAAATGTAGGAAATTTTCTCCAATTGCTTGGGCATATCCTGGAAGATTCTTTCCTACAAAACTTAAATCAGTTGTTTGATTTAAGTCTAAATCGTTAACTGTAATACTTCCGTTGTTAGGTTGGTCAAAATGGTCAATTTGATATGGCATTATGCTACCTCACTAAGGCCAGTTAAACTCTGAATACGCACTGTGTAATCAACTTGAATTAATCTATTTAGAGACTTTTGTACTGGATGAAAGATCACATGAGTTAATAGTCGGCCAGTGCCATCTGTAGCATAAGATTTTAATCCTAATTCATCAAATACATATGTACCATCAGCACTAGTAGCATTGTCAAATGCTTCTTGACTGCTAGGCTCGCCGTAGTCCAATAAACAAGTGATAAACACATCAGTATAATTTGTGCCGGTTACGTGTCTAGTTTCAATTTTATTGCGAATAGGATCAGTGTTTACACTAGCACGGTCATCTACCACTTTAGAATAAGTTTCATTGTATAAACTTGCACTAGTTCCTGTGCTATTAGGTGTAAGATAGGTAATAATGCCCGTAGGATCTATAGTAGTTCCTCCGTTACCAAATGCCATCTCATAGATGAATCCCTGTCCTGCATTAGCAATACTTTCTGCTAATGAGATGCTCATGTTTTCGTAGTGGATAGCATTGCGCTTATTAATAAACACTTCACCAGTTTCTGGATTGTGAATTTTAATATGCCCTTCAATGTGTATTCCTGATAAGTCTTTACCTTGCATAAATGATCTCTTTTTTATATTTACCTAATACTAATAAGTGGGTAGATTATACCGTCTACCCACTTAAATATTAGTCATTTTGATTATTAGACAGCGTGTACTGATATTTATCTGTCAAATATTCTGGAAATATTGCCTCTGAATTTTTAATAAAATTAGCAATCTCACTGTTAGAGTTATGTAGATCAGTTTCGCCCCACTGGGTGCCTGTCTTTTTAATCACTACAATTCGTGTGTCTGCTGCTGCCTGATCTGTTAAACTAATACTACTGGCAACTCCATTTACTGAGAACTCAGCAGTAAAGTTAGAGTCGCCTTCCGGGCTGTAAGGATAGCCGTTTGACTCTTCAAATAACGTATAGTCTACTTTCTTTAATTTATATCCGCCTACAAATACGTCAATTTCATTTACACTAGTTGGTATATATCGTAATGCTACATTAGATGTACTACCATTGCTTATAGAAGTTTCAATAACATGAGTGTCAGCATACGGAATAGTTTCTGTTGGTCCAATGTCTAACACTAATGTGTGCTCTAAATGTACAGTAGGTGCTCCTGTACCTAATGTAGCACGGCGTAATTGCCCTAAAGTATTGCCTACTTTCGTAAAATACTCAATACGCTCGCCATTAATTTCAATAATGCCAGGCAAATTCAATACAGGATTAGGTGAGCTTAGTTTTGATCCGTCGACTAGTAGAATTTCTGCATCTTTCTGCAGTAAATCTCTAGCTAATCGTGTAGACTTAGCTTTAGAAATTCTCTTATAGTGTGTGCGATTTAATATATCTTTAAACTGCATGTAACCATAACTAGATTTAATATGTTGGTCACTAAAACAAACTATGTCTAAATAATCTGTAGTTTCCATAGGAGCTGCTAATTTCACTGTAACATGATCTGCATCTAAATAATAGTCAACGCTATGTGTTAAAATTTTACCATTCTTAATAACCCAAACGTAATCGTCAGTAACAACTGATCTACTTAATTTAAATTTACCGCCAACTAAGTGTTTAGCTCTAAAATAATCGTATGTTCCGCTAACTAATGACCCGCTTAGACTAGTATACTCTGTTTCACGTTGAATAGCTTCAACAGAATGATTGTAAAAAGATATTACTTCTACAGTGCCCGTTGGTGGAGTTGTAAAATTTATTTGATTACCATTTATTGTATAGTTTTCATATGCTAACTTAGCTACAGTTAAGGTTGCTCCTTCTACATATGCTTCTGCTCTTAGATTAATTGTAACTCCAGAGTAATCAATTACATAACCAGATCCATATGTTAACTGGGCTCCGTTTACAAAGATTGCAAAATCTGTAGGTGTTGGAACATAAGGAGGTGACTTATAGGCAGCTAATGTATAATCTAATGTATTATTTTCTAAAACAAAATATTCATTTACAGTTGTTCTATATATAAAATTTCCAGCACTTACTAAAACATTATTTGCATATGGTTCGGTAGTGCCTATTGGATTTGCTAGTGTAAAGGTGTCTAGCACACCATCTGTTGGCAGTGTTTCAATTTTAATAATAGATGCTGTTTGATTTTCATCAGCAGTTATCATATAAGTGATTAATTCGTTAACAGGTCGAGCTGCTGCAAATCTAATACCAACTTTATCTAATGATGCGTATGCGTCTGTAGTCTGAAATAGCTCGTAATCAACAGCTAGCCCGTCAACTAACACTACTGATCCTATTCCTTCAATCCACGGCGCATTAGTTACGTACTCTAATGTTGCGCCATCTGATATAAAATAGTCAGAATCTAATAATGATTCACTGGCTACACTAAATGTAATTACACTTAAAATTTCTTTATCTGCAGGCGGTGGTGCTGTTAATAGAGTAACTGTACTATCTTGCCAGTTTACTGTGTAATCGATACCTTGTCTCAGAATATTACTATCCACCTTAACAAATATAGATGCAAGATTGCCAGGAATTTGACCCATGTTAAATTCATTTGTTGCTCCATCACAGATAAAATTCTTAAACATTATCTTAGCAGAACCAGCAGTTGGTAACTGATAAACTTTAATTGCTACAGCATCTGAAATATGTCCTGGAACAATTTCTTCAGGAGCAGCACTGGTCAACGGAGTAACTAAGCCAGACCCTTCTAAAATAATGTCATCAGGTGCTATACCTGTTGCAGATGTCAGTGCTGTTCCTTCAAATGCTCCGCCACTTAACTGCGTATCGTACTCATTCTCAAGCGGAGTATAACTGCCATCGCTGGTACTCTTACGGAAGATAACTTTGTCATTTACATTAATTGTTAAATTTAAGTTAGGTAAAGTAAAGACCTGTGTGGTGCCATCACCGATAATTGGCGTCATTACTACATATGGCTTACCTGGCATCGGGTACGTTACAAACTCAGAATCGTCAATTCTTTGTCCGTTTACATACACGTTTATTTCTTCTCCGTCTGTAGGAGAATAATCTAAATCGTATGTATATTGTGATGCACCTGCTGAAAAGATTTTATCATCAAATGTAGCATCAAACGATTCCCATGCGTCTGGCGCAATGTCTTCTCCGTTTGTGCCTACCATCCAACCGCCTCTAACATTAAATCCTAATCCAGTTATCTGTGTACCACCGTAATCAATACCTGTCATTAACTGCGCAAGGTCTTTACCGTACATACCACTAGTTGGGTTGTAATAAAAATTAATTCTATCAGTTGCTGATAAGTGATTAAAATTCTTAGTGTACGTAACACTAACAATTTCGCCTTGAGCAGGAGCGGTTTCTAATATTAACACTCCGTAATAACTAGTAAATCCTCTACTAGCAGTTGTTTTAGTCTGCAGAGTATATTCGTTTCTTAACACATCAATGTTATTAACTGTTACAGAACTTGTACTACGATCTCCATTAGGACTAAATTTTAAAACAAATTGCAATTGTGAACCAGTTCCAGTAAATGTTTCTGTTTCTTCAAGCTCAGTAACTACATATGTTCTTGAAATTCTATCAAATTTAATTGCAATTTTATTAGATCTAACTACTTCGCTTTCAATTACCACTGCTGCACGGGCAGCAACGCCATTAACTGATAGTCCACCATCTATTATAATTGTTGGTGCTTTAAGATAACCTGTACCTTTTGATATTAATACAAGTCTATTAACACGACCATTAGCAATATAGGCTTTAGCTGTCGCGCCTGTCCCGTACCCGCCTTCAATTCTAACAACTGGATTACTTATATATCCAGAGCCACCGTCAACAAGTGCAATGCTTTGTACAGTGAAGCCAACATGATCGTACCAATGTTTCCATGGATACGATGTAATTTCTGGTGAAGATGTTTCAATTTCACCTGTAGAAGAAACTGTCACAGTCACTGGTGCAACTTCAAATTTAGAATTGATAGTTGGAATTAAATCAAAATCAGTAACTGAACTTTGTGAATATTCTATTCCAGTGTATGAACTTACATACTCACGAATTTGTGTCTTATAAGGCTTAACCTCTTTGATATAATCTTCAAAATTTTCTAAATTGTCATTGTTATACGTTACTTTCTGAGATAAGTTTCCTACATTGTGAGTTGCTTTTACAAAACTAGTTTTAAATGCCCAGTCAATAAAAGTTTGTTCATGTAGTGCATATCTTAAAGATGCAAAGAATAACTTCAAATATTCAACTTTAAATTCGTCAATAAGAATTTTATTTTTAATTGTATCAATAATTATTTTTAATTCAATGGTTGCTAGATCGTCATATTGTGCTGAATCAAATAACACACTATCGTATCCTATAGCCGAATAGTTGTAGAGGTTGCTAGAGAACTGTATCGTTCCGTTTTCACGGCCAACAACAGAATAGTTTTGCGTATAATCAATAGTGGCTATATTATTATATTTTTCTAGTAGCAGCCAGCCGCCTGATCCAATATTTTTAACTCGTACAATACTACCGACATTAGATTCTAATAGTGCCAATTGATATGTGTTGTCTACTAGATGATCAATTTTTGTAAATTGATTATATCCTGTAGCATACCAGTCCATGTAGTCCCAATATTTTGTTACATCAAAGGCTTGTCCTTTTTCTCTATCCCAAATTAATTCTGTACTATTCCATGTATAAGTAGTCCACTTATCAAAAGTGTTAGAGTCGCTTAATACCAGTACAGCAAACGGACGAACTGTAAATGTAGTGTTGGGTTGGTAGCCTTCTCCCTTATTGATTATTTCAACTCCCGTCACTTGGCCAGCCGCATTTATTTTGGTTTTAACTACTGCGTTCTTACCGGTTGAAGAAATAATTACATATGGAGCATTAACGTAGCCGCGACCTGCTGACACAATGTCTGCTCCAATAATTCTACCATTTTCAATAACTGGCGTTAAGCGGGCTTGTTCTAATGTTGCTACTCCCACAAAACGTAATTCAGCATTAGTGTCAATTGTTATATCCCACTGGCCAGTTACTGTACTAGGAGGAGAATTATAACCTTCTAGATCAGTTAAGTCGTAGTCATCAACAATTAAATTTGTAGCTAAAACTGCATTAACACGTTCAATGTATTGTTTTAGTGCTTCCACACGATTGATAAACATACTTTGACGAGGTCTAAAATTAATACCATATTGTTGCTTAAATGGTAATTTAATATCAGGTACTAGTCTATCGTTTTCATCTTTACCAACTAGACTATGAATCCATTTATTTTCAAGCTCAACAGGAAGTATAGTATTAGGATGCTCACTAATTATCTTCCACTGGCTGTGTGCGTTGGTGCCTATATAATCTAACGACACTGTCCAATATTGAACTGTTAAATTAAAATCAGTACTGTCTATTAGACCAGTAACATTTACTAGACTAAAAGAGTCAGCACCTGTTAGTGCAAGACATGAGTATCCTTCTGAGATAGGATCAGAAATTAATTTAGAAACATTGTATGCTGACAGTGATCTTCCAATAACATTAGGAGCAACAGTTGGATTCTTTACCCAATAGTAATAGGTATTTTGGAATGTTTTAGATACTGCATCATATCTCTTTTTAACGCTGTATACCGCATCGCCATAACGACTAGTTCCGCTTATACCTAAAGAGTTTCCTTTATCGGTAGGCGATAACTTGTCCCACTCCGAAGGTAAGTATTTTGTTTCTACCCATTCGTAAATATCAATGCTAGCAGTATCATATAAAGTATTCCATGTAGTTGATCGGTAAACAACTCCGCCTGCACGATTGTCTAAAAATCTAGCACGGGTCAAATCCCACCATAACATGCCAACTTGATCTTTAGTCCAATTCATTCCGTCATCAACATTAACTGTACTATTACCTACAGAATAAGTAGCTGGGTCAAAATATGTTTTATAACTAATTTCTTGATCAGCAGGTCCTGGAATCTTTCCTTGGCTTGCATCTACTACGTCTATGTAAGACGTTAAAACATTTTTAGTTCTATTATAAATAAATGCTTTTTTAATTTTATAAACATCAGGTCTACTAGTTTCTGTATATTCTGCAATCCACGATCTAGCAGTTAGCGGTCTTGTATAAGCGTATACTGAACCTTGACGATCATAAGTTAATGAATCTTCTGGAGCACTAATTAGAATATAATCGGTAGCTATTGCTATAGATGTTCCATATAGATCGATGCTAGTAGAATCAGAAGTAAGACTTTCGCCAAATATAAATTTAGTAGCGTATCTATCAAATATATCAACTCTACCAGAGTCTACTTGATAATCAACAATTCTTAATGTGTTATTATCAAACGTAGTTAAGCCACCTTCGATGAATGTTGTTAATTTTTCAATGTCACCGCTAGCTGAAAATATTACTAACGACTCATCGGTGTTCATAAAATTAACAGTGTATCCAAATTTTGCATTGAGTTCTTTTTTACTACTAACTATTGTTTGATGCAGATTAAAATTATCAGCTACATCGAATACAAAAACTTTTCCAGCATCTACACTATCGGCATCTGTAAATGGAGCACCAACTGCTAGGTACTTTCCGTTTGTAGATAGCGATATTGATTGCCCAAACTTGGCTCTTGCTGTTAAATCAACTGTAGTACTATCTAGGGTAGTTTCTAAAGTATATAAATTGTTAGCTAATCTATACACATAAACTTTCCCTTCATAAGATGATTCTGTATTAGCTAAATCTACAGGAGCAGATGCTACAAAAATATCTGCTGACTCGGAAAACGCAATATCGTATCCAAACAAATTCCTTGTGCCAGCAGTCTTAGGACTTGCATACGTAGTCCAAGAATTGCTAGTAAATTCATAAAAATATACTTTGCCTGTTTGCAGTAGGCCCGGAGCAGACACTGCAAGGATATACTGAGATCCGTTTTTAGTAAATGCTAATTTAGATCCAAACTGCTCGTAAGCTACGGGAGCCTGGCTAACTAACAACTGTTCAAAATTATAATTGCTTTCGCTAGATTTACGATATAAAGCAACATAGCCTTGTTCGGCAAATGTACTTCCGTTAACCTCACTAGCAGTAGTGGCGGCGATTGCTAACCACTCGCCATCAGTTGAAAATGCAAGTTCTTTTCCAAAATTTAAGTTAGCAGGGTCAGCTAGATTAAGATTAGGAAGGTACTCGTCGTGTGCTACCCATAGGCTAGTAGATGAACTTTTTGTGTATATAATAATAGAATCATTATTTGTAGCCACTGCTGTTACGTATCTATTTGGAGAAATTGCTACAGCTTTTCCAAAGTTTAAATTAGAAACAGGAGCAAAATTACTTAGAGTTTGTTCGCTAAACACAGGATTATTATTGTAAACAGAGTACAATCCTTGGCCGTTATCATCGACCCATACTTGTTCATTAACTTTTAAGTTTGTAGGAATAATTTCATTAAGACTGTCAATACTGCCTGTTCTAACTGAATCAAACTGGTATACTAACACTTCTGCCAAGTCGGCAAATGGATTAGTCCACCCCGCAACAGTTGTAGTAATATAAATCTTACGGCCTTGTACTGAAGATACAACGTGGAAGCCTTTAATTTTATTTGCGTTTTCTATTCCTAAAACATCGCCAGCAGCTATGCTAGGAATTTTAGAACATGTAATAGTCAATGTGCCTGCAGTGTATTCAACATTCTCAATATCAAAATTAGAATGTGTAAATCTATAAACGTTCCAATCTCTACCTTCAAATGCGCACCATACATAATCACCTTCAATAAAAGTTGAAATATCTTCTGTAATTAGATCTGTTAATGTATCAACATGTAGTTTAACATCCTCATATCTAACATATCCAGGTGTTCTTAAATAATCATTAGTATTTGCAAGTGGCCAAATATTGTTAGTATATCCGACTGGTTTAATATAAACATCTGCAGGAGTTTGTCTATAGACAAAATCTACAACAGTAGGATCAATTGTTGATGTTAGTTCAAACGGCTGAGGATTTAGTTTGAATTTGCTTTCGTCTAATTTAAATTCTACTTCTTTAAATGAGTCGCTTGCGCCATAGTTGCCCACACGAACTGCCCATTCTTCGTTGAACGTTAGACTGTCTTGACTATCCGCACTTAGCACATCAAATAGCTTGTTAAAGACATTTTGTGTGCCTTTCTCAATAATCATTCCTTGATAGAACTTGTACTGACTAACATCGTCTTGAATAATGTTTTCAAGATATTGACGTTTCTGATAACCAATTAAGTGCTGTGCCATTTTCTGTTGGCCAATATCAAAGTTGTCGCTATCTAGGCTGTAGAAGTCACTAAATTGATCTGCTTTGTAATTCCAGTTAGGTAACATTTGAGATACAGGTTTTTCGTCTAGCTTGATCCAACTGTCGCTATCAAATAATTCAACGCCAGGTAGGAATGCTCTAGCTGAATAATAAAACTCTTTATACTTTACAATGTCTCCTAGATTATAATCAGTCCAAACTGTCCAATTAGTTATAATTGCTTGGTCGTAGATAAATCCAGGAATATTAAATCCGCCATTCCAGTTTGTTGACAAGTACCCAGAAACTTTAATTCTTTCTTGACGATAACCCGGAGCTTGGTCGTATATTACATCGTTAAACAATGTTGTATTATCTAACAGCAATACATGTTCTTTTTGTACTAGATATAAGGTTGCACCGTAAATTCCGTGATTAGTGTTTTCAGGTTTTAGTACAAACTGATTGCCTTCTCTAAATGAATTTATATTGTCTGCTGGTAATTTTTGTCCATCAACTCTAAATATCTTATATTCAAAAAATGTGTCTACTACATTATTAACAACCGAGTTAGTGCTGTTTAATACTAAGGTATTCGCTGCAGGACTTAGAGAAATCACACTTCCTTCTGCCCAGTTTTGTGTAGACCAGAATAAAAATTCTTTAATAGAAGTTTCCCAATTATTAACATTTTTTAAATCTACGTTGAACTCGTCAAAAACAAATCCTTGTGCTTCTAAGTATACGCCGTATCCTTGTATAAAATCTACTATAGATTGTATAGAAGAAAATTTAGTACCGTAGCTAACCGTTTGTTCTTTACTAGTGTCCCATGCTTTTCTTAATTCTGCACTACGGCCGCCGGTCACTGGCAATTCTGCAAGTCTAGTATAGTAACTAACATCAAACTTTTCACCGCTTTGGTGTGTTGTTTTTACTCGGTAATACTGATTGTTAGCTCTTATTAATTTACCAGCAACATAGTATTTTCCTTCTGTCCATTCAATATAGCTTTCACTAATGCCGCCTACGTTAATTGTTCTGCCACTTAGAGTATAAGGATAGTATGTGAAGTAAGGATGATCATTATTGTAGCCTCTTACTTCGTAACCATCTGCATATTTTGTAATAACAATTCCACTATAGACTAATTTTTTAATAGGAGAACTTACATTAAAAATTATTTCGTAATTTTCTTCAGGTACAAATACACCACCAGAGCTTGACAAACTCTTGCTGTCTAATAGTAATCTAAATTTGGACTTACTAGTAAATCCGCCTAATTTAGAACTAATTTTATTTGTTAATGCTGATAAATCATTAGCATACTGTGACACTAGTAGTGTTACATCACTGGTAATATAGTCAACAATATAGTTAATTAATCCAGCAGTGTTTGTTCTAACCGTACTAGATGCGGTAGAAGGCAATACTAGATCACTTAATTGAATTCTTAAACTTGTGTCTGCATAAACTAGTTGATCGTTTAGATTACGTACAATTCTACTACGATCTAAACAAGTACCTAATACATGATTAGGCTGCAACAGTAGTGCTGTTTGTATTACTGAGAACGCATAATAAGAGCTTCGGCGCCATGCTGACTCTACTGGCCCCACATCTCCAAATACATAATACCCTTCAGCTGTTGGATTGATATACCCACTGACGTGTCCTGCATTGTACGGAGAAACTAAATTTCCATCTTCATCAACGGGGTACCCGTTTTCTAATACAGTTCTAGCAAACTTAGACAAGGTTCTAATAGGAACGCCAGGTTCTCTTACAATACCATGTTTAATGTCGTCCCATAGAACATAGTTGTTATTAGTGTATGGGAGCGGTCCGTAGACTTCTTGCCACCATTTTGGCTCTATACTAAATCCTAAACACTCCCATGGGTGAGTATGCGGACGATCAGTATCTAAAGTCCAACGATATATTCCTCTCCAGAATGCGGGAGAAATTGAATTATCTGGTAAAGAATTATTTCTGTAATTCCAAGTAAACGAATCTAGTCTATCCCATAAGGCATTATTTTGCTGTGTATAATCTTGTGCAATATTTGTAGCCCATTGGAAAAAATATTGACTCATTACACTATCCACTTCTACTTTTGAATATGCTGTAGTTCTACTGTATCCAGGAATAATATTGTAGATATCAAATATCTGCGTATTGTAATTAACTTTTACATTGTTAAAAATTCTTTTTTCTAATTCAAGAATTAGTGCATCACGGTAATCACCGAAAGCAATTGTTATGCTACCGTCATGACCTTGTATTACTTCTGTTGTTTCAAGGTATGTATCGTCAATATAAATTTTTGGTTCAAATAACGGATATAATCCTAGCTTACTAGGAGTAGCTGGACAGTACGATCCATCAGTACTAGTGTATTCATAAGCTTCAATTACGTCGCCTTCTGTTAGGGTAGTTAAAATTTCAAAAAACACATCTGTGCCAAATATGTAATCTCGGCCATGCACTAGCTGTTCACCATTTAAATAAATGTTTGCTGCTTGGTTTGACAAGCTGTTAAGATTAAATGCAGTTGTCAACGGATAGGTAGTAACCCTAGGATCCAATACAGTGTATTCAGATCTAGTTCCTCCTGCATATGCAAACATATCAGATAGGTAGTATGATTGCGTTTTTGTTTTATCTTTTGCTAACTCTTGTAGAATAAAATCAACGTGTTGTTTTGTTTCCGTGTCAATGCCAGACTCGCTAGCAAAGGTTATAAATGCTCGTTTAAATTTTCCATAATCGTTTCTAGATTTTTCAAGAGCTTTGATGATATTTGCGGTCTGCGATCCTAGATGATACAAACTTAGATTCATAGGCCCACTATGTTGTACAAAGCGGGTACCATATGGTGTTATGTTTCCAATATCTCGTAAATTACTATAACCTGGATATGCTCCACTGAACGTAGTGATGTGTTCAACAATCGTGTCAACATGGTCAATTACTTGCCCCAACGTAAATTGTGTTACGTTATCATTTAATGGATTATTTTGTAAACTAAGCGGCATCTCGTAATAACCGTTTTCATTTTTAGCCTGTGCCGCAAAACATTTCAATGTTACTACATCTGTTATATTCACATCTTTGTTTAACACTAGTAATTTTCTAATAGTGCCGTCTACAACAGTGTATGAATCTTTATTTTGTCTAAGTCCATTAATGTAGACATTTACTTCTAGATCATCTAGTTTATCTTTAAAATCGTAAACATCTATAGGAAAATTATTAATTAATTCACTTTCTTTAAACGTTCTAACAATAGGTTGCACATTGGCAATCTTTGAAAGAGTCCATCCATTTTGATAATCTACTGTAGTAAGATCTGTAATAACTTTTAAATAGCCAATATCTGTAGTTTTGCTTAGTACAGATATTACTTGTTTGTAATTAAATGAATCTTTTAACAGATTGAATTCAAAAACAATATCACCTATGTTACTGATATTTTGATAACTTAATGGAAATCCTAGAGCGGTATCATTATTTCCTGTTCCAACTTTGTAGGAAAATACCTTAGTACCGTGAAAGTTAGATCCGTCATATACACTGACATCACCATAGCTAACACCATTTTCGTCAAATATATCAAATAGTGGAGACTGGTTGATAGTTGTCTTTTGCTGTCCTAATTTCCATACAGTTCCGTTATACCAAAACATTGACCCTTGATACTGTGCTCCTGTTTTTACTAACACTGTTTCATTTTCTATCGGAGTAGTGTCAATGTCTTCTGTTAGATTGATCTGATGACGATACCCGTTAAATGTTTCTACAGTATGAATTCCATCTCCTGTATTAATTATATTAGCTTGGGTGAGCAAAATTTTATCAGTGTAAAGTCTAATGTGTGTAGCATCTATAACCATTACATAATATACTTGCCTGTTAATTAATCCTTCTATGTTAGAATTAGCATTATTCAAATATATAATTTGATTTCCTGTTGCTAATCCGTGAGCAGTTGTAGAAGTTATAATATTATCTACAATGTCAACTCCTGTGTTACCTAAGAAATCTATTCGACGGCCGGGCTCAGTTATGTCAATAAAATTAACTTTAAAAATTTTACCGTTTACAAATCTATCAGGATCTGCAGTAAATAACACTCGCATGCCATTTGCTAGATCAATTCCGTCAATGTTATATCCTAAGCTACCTTCAATCGTAGAAAATACATCAGTAGTAAACGTATCAACAACATCAACATTTTTCTTTGATTGGTGACCAAAATTAAATAATTTTAAACCAGCTTCAAATTCAATAATTGGTCTAGTAGCACGTTGTGCTTGATCAATATCTGGAACTTGTCCGTCTGCTGCTGCTGCCGCTATAATAACATCTTGATGGTACCATCTGTTATAACGACTCCACTGGTTCCTGTCAGGGCTAGCACGATTAATAACAATATAATCTTTGTCTCTAGGGAAAGAAGTTAGTGTACTAAATGGAGATTGATCAAATGGTTCATCATCAAATAATAAAGCCGTTTCTTGCGAATATGAACTTATAATTTCAAGGTCGCTATCAGAGACTAGGTTAATGGCTGTACCTACACCTTCAACATACCAATAGCCTGAAGAATAAATTGACGGGGTAACATTGCCTGTGAAGAATAATTTCATACCATTAGATAACGGAATACCGTTGCTCATAGTGTATGTTTTCTTGCCAATTATATCAGTTGTGAGATCTAAAAATGTATTTTCATCGATATCTTTTATAGAAAACACACCACCTGTGTTTGCATCAACTTCGCTGACATAAAATAACACATCAGGAGAATCACTAGGAACAGTGAATGTAATTGTTCCAGATTGAACTGCGCTTGCAGATACTCCGTCAGTATAACGTTCTAATGGTCCCGCTACTCTAACTGTTTTAATTGAAAACGGATTATTAGGAGCAGTGATATCAAAACTGTAGGTCTGTCCTCTGTACAATGTCAGTGCAGGATTACGAGTAAGTCCGTCTGGTGTGAAGATATAAACATAGTTGTCACCTTCGTCTTCTGTAGTAACAGTATATGTGCTAGAAATAGCTTGTTGTTGGCCTTGAACCTCAATTGGTGTGGGCCCGTAAGGTAGCCAGTAATACTGTTGAAAGTTTACAAATTTGTCCCAGTTAATATGTGGATTCCATGCATAAAATTCTTGCTTGTTTAGTCTTTCATGGTTAGTAACATTGCCGCCATTAGTCTCTACATGATTGATATGATCAATATAGTCTTTATAAAAACTAGTGTTGCCTAAATAATCCTGAATAACTGCTGCTGGCTCTAATTGATAATTTTGTCTATCAGCATCCGTGGCTGCAATGAATACGTCAGAAGATTTAACGGCTTTGGCGTTCTTTCTTCCAATGTATCCTGTTAGTTTTTTAACTGTTCCTGGCTGTGTTAGTTGATCCAGTGTAGCTGACAAAAACTTTTTGTTGCTGTCAGTTCTGTAAAAACGAGGAAGTAAGTCAGCAGTCTTCCTGCCTTCACTATTAGACAATGGTAGACTTGATTCGTTTTGATTAGCCATTAGTTAGTTCCTGCACTAGTTATAGTTTGTTGGCTAGCAGTAGTTGAAGATACAGTGATTATGCCTGAGCTTCTAATCTTGCTTGCAGTTATTGCTGAGATAATTTCAATATTGCTCACTGTTGCACCGTTGATGAATATTTGATCTTTTTCTGCACGTATTTCATATAGACTTCCAAACGTCAATAATGATTGTTTAGGTACAATAATAAAATTAACAATATTAGGTGTTAGCCTATTCATTACATATGCTGATAGTTCTGTAAAATAAAAGTCTCCGCCGAAGTCCCAATTTTCTAAAGCAAAAAATTCGTTAATTGCAGATAATACTTTTGATTTAACATCATTGTCGCTAATAACAACTTCAGAATTTTTTACAATTTTAAATGTTGCTTGTACATCTGAAGATGCCTTATCTCCAAATAATACTTTGTATTTTACAGGATGGTAGATAATTTCATCGCTGATAGATTTAATTTTGTTTAGTTCAGTAGACAATAAATTGTATAAGAAATCTGAACTAGGAGCAAGTGGCTCGACTGTTCGCGATCCGTCTAGCCATTCTCTAAATGTTTTGTCGTAATCTTTAGTTAATATGAATACGTCAACTAAATTGGTTAGTCCTGGATCAATTCTAGACTCGTAGTCTGCGTTATGGATATATTGAAACTTAATGTTAGAACGACCAACGTATACTCGATAATTTAAACTTACAATAAATCCATCAGTAGAGCTATATTGTTTAACTACATCAGTATCAATAAAATAATAGTATTGGCCATTAACACCGCTAATAGGTTCTGTACTTAAAATAACAACAGTATTATTAGAGTTGTCAACCCAACGATAGTCTTCTTGCCCTTGTGCAATAGTGTACAACTCAAGTACAACATACTGATTAGTAGTAGGATCGACAATCTCATCAAATATAGACGGATCATCTACCACACTGTCATCGTCTGAATCGCTAAAAGTGACTTGAATCTTCTTAGTATCAACGTAGCCATCAAGCCCTCTATACTCTTCTGAAATTTCCCAATCACGATCATAAGTGTAGGGACTTGTTCCGCCTGACGTTGCAGGATCTGTATTAATACTTAATACTTTAATTTTGTCTTTGACAATGGTATTAGATCTAGTGTCATAAATTTTATCGCTAGCATCAAAGTAAAAACGCAGTTGTTGATCACTTTCAAATATAAATCTCAATAGTCTAGATGTAACTGTGTAAAATTCTGAGTCAGTAGTGAACAATAATAACCAACTAGCGTCTAATTGTTGATTACTATTATTTCCTTGATTACCCAAACTAAAATCAGCAGCAGTATTTAGATTTACTTCGAATACAATTTTCCAAGTACGTGTTTCAACATCGTATCTTAGACCAAAAGGTTTATTAGAAAATACTAAATCTACCATGGTGTTAATCGTGTTAGTATCAAGCGTGGTTCTCCATGCTGGAATAATTTGACTTAATATTGCACCAGTTGGTATGACATCGTTTAGTACAACTGTGCCAGAACCGTCTACTAGTGTACCAGTATTATTGTTTGAACCGTCACCACTAACTGATACAATTTTGCACCATAGATTAGTAGTCGCATGCGATACTGTTGCCGTGCCTGTTACTAATGCATTGTTATTAGCTTTATTAAAATACTTGCCGGTAGGTGCTACAAATTTAACTAGTGCGCCTGCTGTGACAAATCTTAACGAAGTACTGGTATAAGATCCTAATTTAAAAGGCACGTTAGATTCATTTTTAATATAGCCAGTACTTTGATTAACATCAGTAGTCTTGTTAAACCAAGATACATTTTCATCGCCTACTGTCTTTGCAGTAAACTTAGAATAATAATAGTCTCGTAATTGTTTTGACTTAAGAGTTTCTAAAAGTTGATTATAAATTACAGCTTCAATGTCTGTTTGAGTTGTGTAACTAAATCTAAAACTATCAGTATATTCTTGTTTATACAGAGCACCATCATCTGCAAACAAGTTAGTCTTAGAATATTTGCCAGTAGGATCTACTAGATCAAAATAACGACTAATACCGCTCGAGCTGCGATTTACTGCTTTAACTTTAACTACCTGTTGATTTACGGCCAGCGGACTGATGTTGTAATCTTCTCCCGTAATCATACGATTTTGTGTATAATATGTTGCAGGAGCATTAGACTTGATACTAGTATTAGATTCTGTTTCAGAAGCATTGGCTACTGAACTTTGTAGATTCATAGTCACTGACAATGTTTCCATTTGATTTAAATTAGAAACATACGGAATTTCAATTGCAATATTTCTAATATCTTTTGGATTAATAGTGTAGCTAATGCCATTACTTTGTCTATAGTAGACACGGAACGAGCCTTGTGGTAAATTACCAAAAGTTCCATCGCTGAAAGATAAGCTGACACGATCATCAGTGCGAGTAACAACACTATAGATATTTCTAATAGATTTCTTTAAACTATTATAGATAGCGTTATTACCTTCAAGCGCAGGAATTTTTGCCCAATATTCTGATTCTAATCCTGCAGAATTTAACTTATACAACCATACGTCATCATTGTTAATGTTAGTAGCATCAATATCAACTGTTTCGTTTGTGCTAGGTTGATTGATCGTAAATGTACCTTGATTTAAAATGCCCTGACGGAAGTGTATAAAGAAACCAGTATTAGCACTACCGTTGCCGCGGCCATCATTACGATAGATAAATGCCAGTCTGTTACCTACTGCTGGAGGCTCTTCATATATTTCTGTTTTGTCTTTAAAGGTAGTACTAACTACTTCAAAAGGTAATACACGGCCGTCTACTGCTTTTGTAAATCCGTAAACTGGAACATCTGTATTGCTGGCTTGAAAGCGGTATTGTTCTGTAGGAATACCATAAATTTCATTCTTATCGTCTGGATTTCCAAACTGACGATTAACTGGTAAGGATGCGTTGATTACTTTGATAAACTGATCATACCAGTTGGCGTTTGCAGGATCATTCCAACTGATCACTTGTCCAGAAAGATTACGGCCGTTTGAGTCGTAGACGTTTTGACTAGTAGAAACTGTGGTAAATTTTAATAATCCGCTGCCTGCAATGTTTCTTTTAGGATTGTAACTTAGTAACTGAGCAAGGCGTAGTACTGACTCACGGCGTTCTGCTAGCTCTAAAAAGTTATCACGAGCATTTAGATCAATACGAAAGGCAATGCTTTGACCTAAAAAAGCAATTAGATCAATAAGTGCTAGGTATTCACTGCTTTCAATATAGTCATTAAAATCTTCAGGATAATTTTCCCTAATATAATTAACCATAACTCTACGTAGATTTTCAAAGTCATAGCTTTGAAAGTCTGCGTTACGGAAGCTCTGGTATATGCGTTTCCAATCTTCCGCTACTAGTAATCTATTTTGTCTATCAGTTGTTGACATACGCTTTCCCAATTATTGAGTATTTAGCGTATATTATTATGTGTGTAGTTAATTACATACCAGACAAGCCGTTGGCTTTGTCAAACTTTAACTGTATAGCTTCTTGTATGTTGTAGGGATAGTAAACCACGGTGCATTCAATCTGTATGCCTGTTTCATAAGGCGTAACTGTTATCTGTTCTGCACGGATTCTAGGATCATAATTGACAATTGTTTCAACATCTTTAATGATTATATCACGAATTTGATCTGTTAATGGTTCAAATAATACGTCCCAAATAACAGTGCCAAACTCAGGTTGTTCAAGCCTTTCGCCTAGTCTAATATGAAAATGATTCAACATGTCTTGTTTAATTAGATTCAAATCATAGAGTGCAAAACTCTCAGAGGCAGCAGAAATTGTACTAAAGCCTTTGTAGGTCTTAGTACCAGGAATAACCTGTCCTTGTGATGTGCCTTTTAGGACAATCTTGTCATATAATCTAGATGCTGCCATAGTAGTATTTAACCTTCGCCCTCGCCCTCTCCTTGATCAGGAGGGGCTACTTTAGCAAATGTATCCGTTTTAGTGGTGTATTCTTTCCATACTGTAGCAGGTTCAGCCATGTCACTAGTAGAATCAGAATAACGACCATCTTGATCTCTATCTAATTTGTCAGGTTTAAATCGCATGGGATCTAAATTTTCATGTAACGGATACGGTTCAGCTGTGGGCATTCTACGTACAATTACAGTCTTGCTAACTGGACTTTCTGCATCAGGAGTTGCCATATCAGCAACTTCATGAGTTTTTAGATTTAGAGGAATAGTAGCTTTGGCAGTGGTTCTAGCTTCTTCCGGTAATACTGCTATTTGTGCAGTCGGTGCAGACCCTGCAGTTGGGCCATTCATATGTATCTGCGGAGCAGTCTCAATTATATTTCCGCCTGCATTAGTTTCATTGCTTCCGGCTGAAGTATTAAAAATATGCGCTCCGGATTTTATATCTATATTTCCAGAAGAAGTATGCTTCCAAGTTGAGTCTGTATTAACATCAACTGCACCTGTAATCTTAGTCTTTAAGTAGCCACGAATAGTGTGATCAACATTGACGCCAATATGTTCAATACGCATGTCTTGATATATTTTAATATCAATCCTGTCAGGAGTTGCTCCGTTAACATCTTCTACTGGAGATGTGTCATCTGGGTTATTTGAAACAGGGTCATCGCCCGATGATTGAGATGAATCAAACGGTGCAAAACTCGGAGCAGACCCAGGGGCACCGCCTGTTAGGCTCAGTGAGCCAACTCGCCAATCCATACGTTGAGCAACATTATGCGTGTAAGTTTTTGCATAAAACTTCTTAACATCATCATTAACTGTTTGTCTAAGTTGTTCATCAATAGTTTCATCACGACGACGTTTGATGTGAATTTTCTGATCTCTATCAACAATTAATACTTGATCTTTAACAACATTAGTGTGCATTTCACCGTTAACTTTAGTATTAAAATTACGTCCAGCTTCCATGTTAATGTCACGGTCTGCATAGAAATTAAAATCTTGTTTGGTTCTAAAGCTGATACTGTCTTCGGCATAGACTTCAATCTTTCCGTCGCTGGTTAATTCAATCCAAGCAGTGCCGCGGGCATTACCAATGTAGATTAAATCTTCTGTGTTGTGCATTAGAATTTGATGGCCAGTGCGAGTACGCAGGCGAATTAATTCGTTATGCAATAGGTCTTTCTGGCCGTCAGTTTCATCCTGTTCTACTGCAGCATACTCTGGAGGACCTTCACTAGCTGGCGTTTTACGCAGGAACTTATCATCACCATCATCCATTACAAAACTAGAGCCGCCAAGTCGACTAACAAAAGCATTAGGAATCTTATGCTCGTGTTTACCTACTTTACCTTGTTTACCTGCTTTATCTACAGGTCCAGGTGTGCTAATCCCAAATACCATGCTAGGTACTTCACGACGAGCACTAGAAGTTGTTATACCTCTAATGTCATCTTGTAGCAACCCTTGTTTTTCTAAAGCAAGAGCACTGGGATGTTCTGGTTTTAATTTTTTTGTAGTATCACTTTGAGTTTCAGGATGAATAATTTTATTATATTCACCAACAGGAACTCTAGTCTTAACAGTGTCTGTTTCTCTGCTGTCATCAACAACATATTCTGTAGCAGCATAACCTGGTAAGCTAAAGTTCATATCTTCATTTTGAACACACCCCATCCAGAATCCCTTACGTGGATCGCCGCCAATAAAAATAACAACTACTAGAGTGCCGACATCCGGTGGTACCATCCACATGCCATAGGCTTTTTGTGTATTGTCGTGAGTGTCAGGATCGTCTGAGACATAGTCAATATGTGTTGATCCGTAAAAAGGGTTTAAGTATTTTACAGTTCTAAGCTGTCCTTCACGTGAGTCGTCATTACCTGACTCATGAAGTATTTGTACTTCTAAGCTGCCCATATAGCTAGGGTCAAGGTGGCTAATAATCTTAGCTATAAAAGGACCAGGTGATAATTCTGAGGAGTTTACTCCAGATCTAAATTCTTCTGCCATGTGTTATGCTCCGCCTATTGCTGCATCATACGGCATAGGTTCTTTCTTAGGATACTTGCCCGGTGTTTCACTATCTTGTCCAGGTTGTCTAACTAATCCTAATACTTGTGTGAACTTACCTTTGTTGAATTCGCTGCTTATACCTTGCACTTTAAATATTCCAGAAAATTGTCTCACTGCTTTAGAATTTTTAAAATCATACATACCAGTATCAGTGTTTATATCGTTTGGAGTTCTAAATGTAACTCGTACCATTACTTGTCCTTTTTGCCAATCTATTGACCCTTCTTTGTTTATTCCATTTCCTGCTGATTCAAGTGTAAAATTACCCATGCCGCTGTCACCAATAAAATATGGATCGCCTAGAATTTTTAAATCTAAATTTAGCATGTCTTTGCCTTGTGTGGCTAAATCCATAAACTGGCGGGCAGCTCTAGTAGCAGCGTCGTCAGGAGCCATTGCACCACCACGTTTACCTGTAGTTGATTCTGTGCCATCTCTACGAACTTTTTCTTGTCCGTAACCGCCTTTAGGTTGCGATTCACCTGTAGTTGCTCCTGCGGGTGAAGGATATGCACTGCTAACTGCACTGGCTAGCTCTTTATCTTCAGCTTCATAACTACCAGATAACATCTGTCTATAGAATCCTAACTTATATTCTATTTGAAAATCTAAGATATCATGATTTTGTCCAGTGTAGATATAATTAAATTCTCGTTTAGGAACTACTAATTCAGCGTTAGATTTTGTATTAGCTGGAAAAAAGATTGCTGCATCTATTTGATAAGGCACCACACGGAAGATTACTTTTTTAGCTTTTTCGCCTGTTTGAGTATCAGTAGGAGAAATATTATGTACGTGTGTTTCAACACGCCACCAAATAATTTTTCCGTCTGGTGTTTGATTAGCTTCTTCTAGAGCTTTTCTTCCATAGTCACTGACTAGAATAACTTGATTGATAATATCTTGTACTTTAGAACCTTGTGCAAATTTAAAATCTGCATTCTTAGTATCAATAGTAATTTCGCCGCGTTTATAAATTCCAGTTGTGGAATCATAAGTTGCATTGTCTTTTGCCATAGGAGTACCTGCTTTGTTAAACACTCCAAAGCCTAGATCTGCAGTTCCAATTGCATTGCCCGTGTCATTACCTGTGTAGGGTGCAACAGGGAATACAATATCAATTTCGTGAGCGTACTCTACATCTTTCTTTCTATCTTTGTCGTCTTTGAGTTTTTTATTGATAATTTCTTTTAGACTTTTTTCGCCTTTTTGTAAAAGGTCAGCAACTGTATAGGGGCCGCCTTGATTACAAGAAATATTTGCATCTGTTTTAATTTCTGCAAAGCTATTTGAGTGCCCTTGTTCACTCCACGGAAATGCAGATACCTCATATTCTGAGCCCTTGGCAGTAACACGCATACTCAGCTCTCTTAGTTTAATATGAAAGTACTTGGTTGTTTTAGGAATAGTCTTTAGGAGTTCGTCTGGACCAAAGTGTCCTTTAAATTCTAATTTTAACATGAAAGGAGCATCAGTATAGTTTTCGTGGCCTGCTCGAAATGCGGCAGCCTGTAGTGTTTCCCAAAACTGTCCCATACTATATGGCTCAATTACTTTGAAATTTATTTCAGTGGAGTTTGAGTTACCTTGCATTTGGTCTAGGCCAACTACTCCTGACATTCTTACCTGGTCTATAAAAACAGTTGCGCCAACTTGATCAGGAGCTCCTGTAGGCATTTGAATAATAGGAAGGCCGCCTCCTCTAACTCCTCCGTTGACTTCTCCGTCGGTGAGCGCATACAATCCAAACATGTAAGTGTAAGATGCATATTTGTGCAATGGATTTGCTTCAGTAGTACCTGTAGTGTTTCCGCTAATATCCCCAGCACCAAATAATCCTGCGAGAGTTCCTGCAGCTCTTATAGCTCCTTGAAGGCCTGAAGATAACCCTGCTACTCCTGCGGCAATACCTGCGGCGGTGCTTGCTACTCCTGCCAGTGCGCCTGTTACTCCAGTACCAACATTGGTAATTCCGTTTAATGCAGAACTTCTTATAGCTGATGCACTTTGTGTAATTGCAGACAAACTAGTAGTTGCTTGATTAACTCCGCCAACTACTTGATTTGTTTTTGAAACTACATTGGTTGCTGCTTTAGAAACCTTATCAAAATATCCCATTTTATAATCCTAGCAATTTAGTTAGGCGACTTCCTTTAGGTATGTATATCTGTACTCCTGGGATGAAATCATAAATTGGATCATTAAGTGTATCTAGATTGCGTTGTATAAACACCCACCATAGTTTAGCATCTTTGTAAAGATCGTAAGCTAATAGATCAGGACGATGTGTGTATTGTGATTCGATTGTGTATAAAAAATCATCAGGCTCTGCTGGCACTGGACGAATAGATAAAAAACTTAGATAGTTTTCTACAATAGGAGTGTCTTTCCAAGGACTGTTTTCTGAATAAGTTGCCATTATACAAATCCTGCTGAGCCGCCATTGACGAACGAATATAAATTAAAGTTTTTAACTTTTTCTCTGCTGTAAATTGGCTGTAGTGTCACGTTAAATGAACTTTTAATAGGTACGTGGCTTGCACCTGAGGCAATATAATCAACTCCGTTAGGTAAATCAACGCTATAACTTTTTACAATAACTGGAATATCTTTGAATACGTGATCTCCGTAGGCATTAAATTTTAAAATAATCGGCGGGTTGCCATCTGGAAACATCTTAACGCTGGCTCTTAAGAAGGTTACTGCCTTAATCCATGCTTGTCCTTCTACAGAATCTGTTACATAGAAAGGCGCATTGATTGAAATTTGTTCTGCTTTGCTGTTTTGCCACGCATAAAACGCATAGTTGCTGTGTGTTATTGGTTGCTCATCATAACTGGCTCCACCGCTGATACCAATAGTAGGTGTATATGGAAATACCAAATTGCCAATTCTACCTGTTAGTCTTGCTCGCCATTCTCCGCCTCCATTTCCGCCTAACGCACTGGCTAGGCCACCAATTGCGCCCGCAAGATTGCCTACTGTGCCGACGGCATTAGTAAATAGTGCTGCGCCAGAGGCAAATTGACTTATGGGATCTCCTCCGGCAGGTAAGTTAAAACTTCTAAGGTTTGATACTGCGTCCACTGAACTAGATACATTATTGATTGCATCTGAAATCCTACTTGCAGTTCCTGTAATGGTGTTTAGTGTGCCCATTGCTTGCACAGCACCAGAGCCAATAGAAGCTGCAGCGCCAGTGATTGTGCGTAAACCGCTACCTAAATCAAATCCCATTTTGGACTCCTTTGATAGTGTATTTAGTTGACAAAATTAAGTACATAGTTTATAATAGCTTAACACAGGACTAACATGAAAGTTAATTATCTCAATAACAAAGATCTATTAGAAGAAATACATAAAAGTAAGAACACATTTTCTAGTTTCTTACTGCCAGAATATCATAGATACGATCTTATCTTGCCCAACATTGATAAAGTCAATATTCGCACTATAGCAGAAGCTAAACGAGCGCAGGCCAAACGTCAAGGTAACGAAGAATACCAAAGGCGCAAGGCGCTTGGTGAAAAAGTTAAACAAGCAGACACAGAAGTCGACTATAAGAAAATTGCAAAAACGGATGTTGTATTCCGTATTATGACATTTGATCATATTCCGCTTAACAATACTCGTAAAAAGAATCCTAAAACACTTGCTGACCATAGAGACAAAGTAAACTTTCCGCCGTTCCAACATTGGAAGTTTGACGAAAACGACATCTTAGTATGTGTTGGAAAAAGCCATTGGAAGGGTGATTTAGAAACTGGCAAGTTTAATAAAGACCACGGACAGATTACTAATACATTGGCTCGCATGTATATTAAACTATGTGAACGCTATGCTACCCGTGGTAACGTCCGTGGCTATACCTACAACGATGAAATGCGTGGACAGGCTATTCTACAGTTAACTCAGATTGGTCTACAGTTTGATGAATCAAAATCAGATAACCCGTTTGCCTACTTTACAGCCGCAGTTACTAACAGCTTTGTTCGTATTATCAACTTAGAAAAGCGTAATCAAAACATCCGTGATGACCTATTAGAGATCAACGGTATGAACCCAAGTTACTCGAGAACTGGACAAGGCGAACATGCTGCCGCTGTCAAACGATTCGACGAAACTACTGATTGACCTGTAGGCGTAAAACAACTATAATAGTCTAATGGAGATACTATATTGAGTAACCTTTTTAAACGAGTAGCCTGTTTCACGGACATTCACTTTGGATTAAAGTCTAACAGCCAAGTACACAATCAAGACTGCGAAGACTTTGTTGACTGGTATATTACCAAAGCTAAAGAGCAAGGATGTGACACAGGTATTTTTATGGGCGATTGGCACCATAACCGTAACAGTCTTAACATTACTACCATGGACTATAGCCTTAGGGCTTTAGAAAAACTTGGTGCGGCGTTTGATCAATTTTTCTTTTTTCCAGGTAATCATGATCTTTACTACAAAGACAAGCGTGACATCCACTCAGTAGAGTTTGGCAAGTATATTCCAGGCATCACCGTAGTGCATAAACCTATGACTGTTGGCGACGTAACTCTTTGTCCGTGGCTTGTAGGCGACGAATGGAAGACTGTGGGCAAGCAAGGCGGCAAATATATCTTTGGTCACTTTGAACTACCTAGCTTCTTTATGAACGCAATGATACAGATGCCAGATCATGGCGAAATTAACCTTGACAGCTTTAAAGGTTATGAACTTGGCTTTAGTGGACACTTCCATAAACGTCAGCAACAGCGCAATATGATCTATATTGGCAATGCATTCCCTCATAATTACGCAGATAACTGGGACGATGATCGAGGAATGATGATTTTAGAATGGGGTGGAGAACCAGAATATCACACCTGGCCTATGCAACCTACATTCCGTACGGTTAAACTAAGCGAATTAATTGACAACGCAGATACAATTATTAAACCTAATCAACATCTGCGTGTTAGTTTAGATATTGATATTAGCTATGAAGAAGCTAGTTTTATCAAAGAGAAGTTTATGACGGATTATGATATCCGTGAACTTACATTAATTCCAGAAAAGAAAGATATTGAGATCAACACAGATATTGACATACAGGCATTTGAAAGTGTAGATCAGATTGTCTCCAATCAGCTCGTTAATATTGAAAGCGATACTTTTGATAAAAAGATCCTGTTGGAGATTTATAATAGCCTATGATTAAAATTAAAGATTTAACAGTTAAGAACTTTATGAGCGTGGGTAATCAGACCCAGGCTGTGAACTTTTGCAGAGAACAACTAACACTGGTACTAGGTGAAAACTTAGATCAAGGTGGTGATGACAGTGGTAGCCGCAATGGTACAGGTAAAACTACCATTGTTAATGCGCTAAGTTTTGCTCTATACGGCACTGCTCTTACTAATATTAAGAAAGATAACTTAATTAATAAGATAAACAACAGGAACATGCTGGTTACCTTAACCTTTGATAAGGACGGTAACAATTATAAGATTGAACGTGGGCGCAAACCTACAATCATGAAGTTCTATGTTAATAATCAAGAGCAGAGCGCAGAGACAACTGACGATAGTCAAGGAGACATGCGTGAGACGCAGAAGGATATTGACGAATTGTTAGGCATGAGCCACGATATGTTTAAACATATTGTAGCTCTTAACACCTATACAGAACCGTTTCTCAGTTTAAAAGCCAATGAGCAACGTGAAATTATTGAACAGTTACTGGGTATTACTCTGTTATCAGAGAAAGCAGATACGCTTAAAGAACAGATTAGACTGACAAAAGAAAATATCTTTCAAGAATCTGCAGATATTGAGGCTGCTAAGAAATCTAACGACAAGATTCAAATTAGCATTACTGGATTAGAAACTAGGCAGTCAGCTTGGTATGCACAACAAAAGACAGACTGTGTAAAGATTGCAGAATCAATTACAGAACTTCAAAGTGTAGACATTGAACGAGAGTTAACGCAACATGCCAAGTTAAAACAGTATGAAGAACATGCTGCCAAGATTAAAAGTCTTAATAAAGAAAAGTCAACACTTGAAACTGCTGTAATACAAGCAGACAAATCAGTAACCAAATACACAAAAGAACTAGAACAGTTAAAAAACAAGACCTGTCCTGCTTGTGAACAAGGTTTGCATACACATAAGCACGAAGAAATGTCTGCAACAGCTGAGAAGAATCTAGCAGATGCTATGATTTATCTGCAGGGTGTTAGCGACAGCTATGCCAGTGTCATGCAAGAGTTAGAAACCATTGGTGATATCAATGGTAGACCGCAGACTTATTATGACACTATTGAAGAAGCACTGAAGCATCAAAACAATCTTGCTAGTTTAGAAACTGCATTAGCCACAAGACAACAAGAAACAGATCCTTATCAAGAACAAATTGACGATCTTAGACACACAGCTATTCAAGAAATATCTTGGGATAATGTTAATCTGTTGAATACAATGAAGGATCATCAGGAGTTCTTGTTAAAGTTACTGACAAATAAGGATTCGTTTATTCGTAAGAAGATTATAGATCAAAACCTTGCTTACTTGAACAATAGATTAACCTACTATCTTGATAAGATGGGGTTGCCGCATCAAGTAAGTTTCTTGAACGACTTAAACGTTGAGATCACACAATTAGGACAGGATCTAGACTTTGACAACTTGTCTCGTGGTGAACGTAATCGTTTAATCTTAGGATTAAGCTGGGCATTCCGTGATGTGTGGGAAAGTCTGTATCAAAGCATTAACTTATTGTTTGTTGACGAACTTATTGACAACGGATTAGACGCAAACGGTGTAGAAAACGCATTAGGTGTTCTAAAGAAGATGGCACGTGAACGCAAAAAGAACATTTATCTAATCAGTCACAAAGATGAACTAATAGGTCGTGTTAATAACGTGCTTAAGGTTATTAAAGAAAACGGCTTTACCAGCTACGCAAATGATTTAGAGATTGATTAATGAAGTATGATGAGTTGCACGATCAACTGTTGAAAGAATTTAGAGCTTACTTTGAAGACTATCAAACGTGGGCAACTACAGAGTCGCATGCCAGTGGTATGCGATCTCGCGCACATTTGTCAGAAATTAGACGAATTGCCAGCAAACTTAGAGTAGAAATATTAGAAACACGTAGGCTTAAACCAAAAATTAAATCACCCGCATACAGAGCACAACAGCTCGCTCAAAAACAACAGGCAGATAAAGGCACAGATACTAACTAGTTGATGTCATGGTATTATCAAAATGCGTTAGTTGAAACCCTACCCGAAGAGTGTATTGGATTCGTTTATTGCATCACTAATAACATAACTGGTCGCAAATATATAGGCAAGAAATTAGCAAAATTCTCTAAAACAACTTACAAAACAGTAAAACAAAAAAACGGCATAAAGAAGAAAAAGAAGATTCGTTCTAAAATTGATTCTGACTGGCGTGAATACTATGGCTCAAGCGACCATCTAACAAAAGATATAGAAACTCTAGGCGCAGAGAATTTCAAAAGAGAAATACTTTACTACTGCACATCAAAGGCTGAATGCTCATACATAGAGGCAAGAGAACAATTTACAAGACGTGTTCTCGAAAGTGACGACTACTACAATGGACACATTGCTGTTCGTGTACACGGAAGTCATATCAAAGGCAAACAATTAAACGGTTAAAGCTCGCACAGGCTAATTTCGTGTGCCGAACAGAAGAAACCTGGACCCAGGGTCGCAGGAATCCGTAGTCTCTCGCCGTTAAGAGCACTCAATCAGTATCCTTTACAGGACCAAGATCGCAAAGCTGCCGCGGTTTGATTGTTTCAAGGAATTAAAGGCAAAAAGAAGGGAGAAATACCCTACGTTTGCATGTATGTTAGCGTATACATGCGGGCCGCCGTCATAATAAAGACACAGCTCGAGGTACCGGATGACCGCCTCTGTAACGCTGTAACGCTAAGTGATAAATGTGCAACTCAGATAATGTTGATTTTATTTCTTTGCCCGCAAGGGCAAAGTGTGACTGAACAATCTAGATAATATTTAAATGCTTCGCATTAATCATTATTAAATAAAAAGAAAAATAGTTCGAGCAAAGCGAAGAACAGATGTACGCAAGTACATCATAATATAAATATACTACTATGAAGATTACTGAAATTACTGCTAGTTCTGATAACAATGAGGTTACTCTAGAATTCTTAGGGGCAGCTACAGGTGCATATAAAGCCTATCAAAGAGGAAAAGCATTAAAAGCTACACAAGCTGCTAGGAAAGCCCGTCAGGCTACTAATATATTTGGTATGGGCAAGTATTCTCTTAAAGGTCTTAAAGGAAAAGAACGTCTAGCTATGATTGCTAAACGTGCAGAAGTAGGCAATGCGGCAGCACGTGGACAAGCTCTTGTAAAAAGTTTTCCTGCTAAACTACTTGACATAATTTCATTATTAGGTATTGGATATTATGTATATGATTACTGGACTAAAATAACAGTAGTTGAAGATGACCTCGAATCATTTGCTGCTGCAATTAAAGCAGGCACTGCGGTTCCAGAAGAAAATCAGTTCAAAGGATTTAAGTCAGAAGAAGAAGCTAGAGCAGAAGCTATTGCTATTAGAGAAGAATTGCTAGGCATGGCCACTCTGAGTATTGCGTTATCTGCAGGCTTTGGCGCAGGACTAGTAAAGAATTTTGGAAAGATAGTAAGCATGATGCCTATGTTAGGTGTTCCTGGAAAAATTATTACAGCATTTGGTAGTAAAATTGTTGAACCACTTGGACGTTTAGGCGCCGCTGGATTATTACTTTGGTTTGAAACTGATAGTGGCAAGGCATTTTTAAAAGAGTTTGCCGGCAGCATTATACTATTAGGCAAGGGTGTCTCTACAGCAATAACATTTGGTGTAGGATTAATTGACGATGCAGAAGCATGGCTAGAGAAAAAAACAGGAAAAGATATACCTGGAGTTCCAGATGCTGCTAGATCAAAGATTGCACCTAGTGCTGCGGCTGATGCAGCAGCCGATGCTAAAGATGCCGCAAATTCTATAACCATAGGACCAGTTAGAGCCACTGATAAAGATGGATTTCTTAGAACAGACGGTGACTTCTTTGCTAATCCAGGAGTTGTAAATGCAGTTGGTAGTGCATTACGAAATGGAAAAGCTAATCCTTTAGATGCAATTCCTAAAAAACCTGGTGCTACTTACCCAACATTTACACCAAGTTTAAACCGCTTTTCTTCGTAGCATCTATATTATCTTTGATAATATCATTCATGATCATGCGATCTTCGTACGAGTACATGTGAAATAGATCAACACTGTTTACTCCGCCTCGCATATACCAACTGATTCTAAATATATCATCTTTGATGCTCTTGGTCTCACCTTCAAGCTGTCTAACATAATCTTCAATTTCAGAGTTAGTGAGTCTCAAGAGCCTTAGACGAAAAAACTTGATTGATCCAATGTAACAGCAATAGTGTTTTCTGTATTACAGTTACCACAAATAACTTTTTGTACAGGCATATCCCATACTTCTTTATTTTCTTCTAGCTTTTTCTTAATCAATTGATATGATTCACGGTCAGCATTTTTAAGCCATTCTTCAATAAATGCTTTATCAGTAACTACTTCGTTTTCTACTTGAACTGATTCAATTGCTGTTAGAAATAACTGCAACTGTAATTCTGATAAATTTTTATAGAGTTGATCTATTTGTTGCTGTTGCTCATCTACGGGCAGGTCAGAAGTTTGAAATAATGTTTTTTGTAATTTAAAATTCTCAATACTAAAATAATTCATTTCTTCGTACTGTAAGGGACGAATTTTAATAGTTAAATTTTCAAGTATACTAATGTTATTAACAAACTTTAAGTTACTAAAGTATTCAAGAATACGACCTAATTCAATTTCATAGTCACTTTCTTCGCTACAGTTATCGCATTTTTTAGTAACATTCATTTTATCGCCAAATGTAGCAATACGAATAGCTACTAGCAACGCATCAATATCAACAGCTGGCATTAGTTTAGCATTCTTAATGTACGGGCAGCAACTTTCTATTACTTTTGAAGTAGCATCACCAGTAAACAGTGCATCTGGAGTCTTCATTATGATTTCGTCCATGCCGCTCATTGCAAAAATAGGAACATTATTATAGTCGCCTACTAGTGTTCCTGGTTCATAGTACAGCCCTTTACTAGGAAGACTGATGTAGATCTTTGGTTGTCTAAAAAACTTCTGTAATGGATTATGATTCATTTTTAGTTCCGATAAATATATTATCCGTATTTATATACGCAGATTACCCCAGGAAACAATAATGGCACTAGAAAAAGAAGATGCAAAACTCATAGCCGAAGCATTAAACAAGCTAACCAGTAAAGGTAGTGGGTCAAATGCTGCTATGGGAGAAAAAGCAGGATCATTATTTGACCTGATGAAAAGTCCTACCACAGCGTTTACTGGAACTATAACAGCAGCAGGAAAAGGTCTAGATTCACTGGGCAAAGCATACGAACGAATAGAAAAAGAAATGGCTGCAGGCATAGGTACCTGGAGGCAGCTGTCAAATTCTGGAATTACTTTTGGAAATGATATTATTGGTATGGGCGCCGCTGCAGCTGGTACCCGCATGGAAATGGGAGAGCTTGCTGATATAGTTGGCAAGAACTCAACCTTCCTAGCAGGATTCGGCGGAACTATTAATCAAGGTGCTGTAGAATTTGCTAAAACCAGTAAGGTTATGTTTGACCAGTACGGGGAAACTACTGACAGACTAAGACAAATGGGTCTTACTAATAAAGATCTAAATGAAACACTGGCATTGCAAGCTGGCATGATTGGTAACAGCATGCGAAAAGGCGAAGCACGAGATAAAATTGCAATTGAATCAGCAACTGCCTTGGCTAATGAAATGGACCTAACTGCCAAGTTAACCGGTAAGAGTCGTCAGGAACAGATGGAAGGCGCTAAGAAATTGCAAGCAGATGCAGCCTTTCAAATTAAGTTAGAGCAGGCTACTCGTAACATGGGCGAGAAAGAAGCCGCAGAGTACAAAACAAAGATTACTGCAGAATATACCAAAGCTGAAGCTTTAGGATTAGGGCAGTCATTTAAAGAAACATTTACCTATGGTCAGGTGATGAGCAAACAAGCAGCCAATGAACAGGTAATGGCTGGCCGAGCAGGTATTGAAAGCGCAAAAGCTGCACAAGCAGCAGCGTCTGGTAATTTTGAAAAAGCTGCTGAGCACAATGCAAGGGCCATGGATGAATCTGCTAAAAACAATAAAGATGCTAGTTTTCAAAATGTAGCCATGTTGAATACGTTTGGAGGTGCCGCTGGAGAAACTGGTGCTAGATTGTACATGGCTAACAAGGCACTAGCTGATAACATTGAATTGTTAAAGAAAGATCCTGAGAATAAAGGTAAGTCCGATGCAGAAATAAGAAAAATGGCTATTGAGAAAGCCACTAAAGAACAAGATGCATCAACTGGCGCAACTAAAGCCATGGTCAATGCTGAACAGAGATTTAAAGATGCCGGTAGTGTTATTCAAAATAGCCTAGTTGTTCCCATCCAGAAAGATTTAAATCCTGCACTAAACAAACTAGCTGATACAGTATTAGGTGCAAGATCAGCATTTATTCCAGGCGCTAGAGAAAAAGGAAATATTGGTGCAACAGAAGGAGAGTTAAACAAAGGCAGAGCGCAGTACGAAAATAATGAAGCACCCAGAGGCAGTGCAATGAATGCTGTTGGCTATCAAGCAGCAGCAATATCTGGTAATGTGGGCAAAGGTGCTGAAAAATTAGTAGATGCAGTAACTCCTGCAAAACGTTCAGGCGGTACCTATGGTGCTGGCAAGATGTTTGAAGATGTTGGTGCAATATTAGAAATTACTAAACCAGGTGAAGTTGTTCTAAATGGCGAGCAACAGATGAATCTTGCTAAAGGTATGATGGACAAAGGTGCTGCTAGTGCATTTAGTAACTTATCAAAGAATTTAGATTTTAGCAAAATAACAGCAGGCATGCCTAGCAAATTAGAAATGCCTAAATTGGAAATGCCCAAGTTTGAAATGCCTAAAATTCCTAGTTTAGACCTTAACAAAATATCTCAAGATATTAAAACTACAGTTAGCGGCGGCACTGCTACTACAGTTAAAGGTCCAGACATGGCAGAACTAGCAAAACCATTTGAAAAATCGTTTGATGAGTTTGGTGCTAACTTTGATGATGTAGTGGCTAAAATGGCAACTGATCTACAAGAAGCAATGCCAATGGATATTATAGATCAAACTGCTAATGCTC